ACCCAGTACTGACCGGTGCGACGAGCAATGGCCTGCATGGGGTCCGAACCAGCCAGTTCACCAGCCAGGTCCGAGGCTTTCCAAGCCTTACCACGCATGTTGCGAACGCCGGTCTGCACATCACCAGCCAGAGTGGCGGCGGTCAGACCAACGGTGTCGTCAAGGATCTCCGAATCGCCGGAGAGGTCACCGAAGAAAGGCAGATCAATCGTCTTGCCGCCTTTGGCGAACTCAGCCTGAATAGCGGAGTTAGTAACCATCAGGCCAGAAGTGACCAGAGCGTTACGGTTTTGCAGCTCCTCCTGCTGGTATTCCAGGAAAAGCTGAGGAATGAAGGGAATGCCAGCGAGGAGCATTGTCTTTGCCTCAAGTGAAAGTATGAACGAGTGCTAGCAGCACTGCTGCCAAGCGAAAGGCTTTGCGGTACAACCGCGATGCGAGCACTGGGCTCGACTTCACGAGGCACGGCCTCTAACAGACAAAGAATAGCAATAAGCGAAGCGAGTGATCACTTCTTCTTGGCTGCAGGCTTGCGCTTTTTCTTGGCCGGCTTTGGCGGCATACCACTTTCGCTAGCTGCAATCGCAGCGGCCTGCGCACGAGTCGTTACCTTTTTACCCGAAGACGACTTCAGGGTTCCGGCATAAAACTCACGCATTACTTTTGCAAACTTGTCCTGGGACTTGCTCTTTTTCATGACTAGTAAAGCAATTTAATAAAAAAGCCCCACCGAAGCGGGGCATTGCGCCTAGAAAATGAATCAGGCGGTGGTGTCCAGAGTCCAACCCTTGCCAGTGGCGACGGCTTTTTCTCCAGCAGACACAGTGGCGTTACCAGTGGTGCCGCTGATGTCCAAGGTCTGTGTGCCAGTCACAGTGGGCAGTCCTGCAAATAGCTCCACCAGGTTGGTGCGAGTAAAAGCAGCCGGGATGACATAGATACTGCCACTGGCAATACCAGCGTCATAGGCAACGCGAAGGGCGGTGATGACCTCCTCGACCGCGGTGGTGATCTGGCGGCCAATGACGTTGCGATCAGTTTTGAAGGGCATGGCGAGTGAGGGTGAGCGCTCTAACACATGCTAAGAACCCGGCGAAGAATTAGCCTTTATCAGAATCAACTGGAACCATGTCAGAGAGAAGGACTTGGGACTCTCCAGTGCGACAGCCATGGAATCCCATTATTTATCATTTGTTAAAGGCAGTTGACACGCACAATCAGCTTTATTTCCGGACCAGTGATCCATGGCACTTGCAGAAAGCGAATGAAGCAAGAATTTATGTCAAAGAACTCAAGGATTGGATAAAAAGTCAAGAGTAAACTCTTTATCTACCATTTTATTCTATCCGCCCAATAAGCTGCGCTCATTTTGCCTTTTGCAATATTTTTTGCATGTCTTGCCTTGAAAGAGCGACGACGCGCTTTTTCCTTCTCGGTTTGAGGATTGCTACCTGCGCCGCTCACGCCCTGCTGCCCAAAACGAATCAATTTAACCTTGTCGCCCTCTTTTGCAACAACAACGTGCGACTTGGTTGGATGATTAGGGGTGCGCTTGGGTTTGTTGTACCCAGAGACACCGGCTCTTTCAAGGCGAGGATCTTTCTTCTTCATTACTTCTTCCTCTTGCGAGAAATAACAAGTTTGCCGTCTTTTTCTTTTACACTCATACCGGCTTGCTCTGTCTGTCTTTTGAGCGAAGCGTACTTTTGGGCGAGTGTCATCCTCTTGTTTTTCTTTTTGCTTTTACCCGCTGAGTAGTACTCAGCCATTTACGGAAGCCCGGCTACAGGCACCGTAGCAATAAAAAACCCCCCGAGGCACGCTCCCGAGAGGCTTGGGTCTTCGTCAACCAAGTTCAGCTTACATCGACTGCACTGCTCTGCCCAAAACCGGATCAAGCTTGCCGGCGAGACGAGCTTCATTCATCAAGCGCTTCGCCTTGTCAGGGTCTTTTTGCAGCAACTCAGCCGCCTTGGTTGCATTTGCACTGTCCTTACTGAAGGGGTTGTTTGAATAAGTAGTCGTTGCAGCGCGAGTTGTCGTCATGCCCGACCCGGTTGCACCACTACCGGCGAAGTAAACAGCAAATTCTTCGTCGTCACGCAATTTTGTAACGGCGTCACGCAAAGAAACGGGATCATCTTCAGATCCGAAGACAACTGTGCTTTCGTCATCAAGGAGACGGAACTTCTCCTTCATCAACTTGTAAAGATGCGAGGGGCGACGACACTCGGCTTTTGATAGCTCGTCGGTCACGAAACGCTCAAGCTTGCTCTCGCGACGCTTTTCGCGCTCTTGATTACGCTCTTGCTCAAGCTGTTCATTCGTTTTGCGAAGATCAGTCAGCTCTTTGCGCAATGAAGCAAACTGCGCTTTCATCGCTTCACTCATTGCGTCAGAAGGAATCTGACCCTGAGGAGGTTGCTGCTGAACAGGAGGCTCTTCTTCGGTTTTTGCAGCCTTTAGGCCAGCAATGCGCTCAGCAAGAGCATCTTCATCAAGCTCATCAGTCAGCTCAATGCCCGCAACTTTCAAAAAAGTATCGACGGTTTTCTTTTTCTTGAGATCCTTAAGCAGTCCTTGATTCGTTGCCTTCAGCTTAGTGCTTTCGCTTTCAAGCGCATCTGCCTTCTTTTGAAGAGCTTGCACAAGGGCAAGGGCGTCTTCAAGAGTCTCAGGGGTGTGTTCGGTCACGCAAAGTCAAGTCTTGACTCGTTAAATAGTAGCACCGCTCGCCTCGTTTAGCTCAAAAGAAGCCTCCATCGTCTCAAGATCACGTCCCTCGCTAGCCGGCGTCGTGTTATCCACTGGCACTTGCCCGCGATTTGTCATCTGCGCCCCAGCTGCTACCCCCAACTCACGCGCAGTCTCAGTTCCATCAAGATCCATGTCACTTAAGAGCTGCTTGACACTGAAATCTGGCAAACCTTCAAACATCTCCCCTGCCTCCAGCATCCGCAAGAACATTTCAATTGTGATTGCATTGCTGTCCTTGAATAGCGAGCTGAGCGCCATCACCTGCTGAGAGTGCAATTTCACGGGGATGAAGTTCTTGCTAATCGTCACGCGCACTTCGGGGATATTGCGATAGGCGGAGGCGTAGAGCAAGGCTCGATTCAACGCATCCTCAAGCCCTTGCACGAGCACAGCAAGCTGCGAATCGCTCTGAGAGCGGTCCAGGAGCTTCGCAAAGCCGCTTTCGGCTTGCGTCTTGCCCGTTGTCATGGCAACAGCAGCAAGGCGCTCCATGGCCTGCTCAATGCGCCTCAGATTCTCCAGCGTGACCGATGCGCCCTCCATCGAAGCGCTCATCAGATCAAACTTGGCGTCAGGGTTCTGCGAGAACAGAGCACGACCGGCGCCAGCTTTGATCTCGTCATCAGGACGCACACCCGTGCCAGTCAAAATCGGCGAGGAAGTCAAGTGGATGGTCTCTGCGAGATCAGCAGAAATGCTCCAATGATTCAAATTAAGACGTGCAATGTCAAAAAGTAAAGGGCGAGCACGGAAAAATGCCTCTTTCTTGCCGCCAAAAACAGGTACAAATGGGATAAACGGGATTGAGAGATAAGTTGTCTCTTCAAGCAGATATTTGTCTACATTGCCCGGCTCATTTTTCTTTGTGTACAGGCGACAACGAACACGTTGTTGAGGAATTGCGGGTTCGGGCTCATCAGAAAGCTCAGAAACGCTGTTGTCTACAAAATTTGCAATGTCATAAACGCGCACAGCAGGAATAACTTCTTCAAAAAACTCGTTTTGCTCGCTTTGACGACGTACTTCGGTCTTAACGCGCAAATAAGTTGGGAACGCGCCAAATACATTCTGTGCCCCTATTTGTGCGTTGAACACGTCGTAGCGACATTCAAGCACCTGCTCCATGCGCATTAGCACAAAGTAAGGGCGAGGATTGAGACGACGCTCCTCCGCAGCGCTCAGGTTTTCCGGGAGTTTTGGATACTCTACCCAAATCCCAGAAACGCCCCCATCAAGCGCTTCTGTGAAAGCCTCCTTGGCGAAGGAAAGTACAGAATGTCCTTCGAGATCTACATCCTCAAAGAAATTGCCCCATTCGGGCGCAATAGTTTCAGGAATACCGACACCTTTTCGCAGCGCCGTCCCACAAACAAGATCGCGAAGATGGCAGTAATAGTTCTGGAAGCTACTTTGTGAGCGAGTCTTGCGTACTTGATAGCTTTTGTTTTCTTCTAAGTAGTCTTGCGGCAGGTATTCGTCAGACGCCTCAAAGAGATAGAACTCTGGCAGCGTGCAAAAGCGAATCGGCGCGAGACGCGAAAACTGCTCCGCTTGCTCTAACGAGTAAGCGTCAACACCCGATACCTCTTCAAACGACTGCTCGTACTCGGGGTAGCGCCTTTCAAAAGGCAGTACAAGGTTGTCAGCCGCTGGTACAAGAGAATTTGGGACGATAGCCACTGCTTTTGCGCCTGCAATACAAGCAGTGTAGCTCTATCGCGTTCAACGCCAACGCGGACGACTCATGTGAGCAGTTGCGCGTGGCATTGTATGCCAGACGAGGTAACGCAAAGCATCGCCTGCGTGCGATAAATCATGCTTTCCGCCCTTCATGGGGCGATAACTTTCGTCATACCCCCAATTCTCAAGACTCTGCAGGGTCTCTGGGCACGCTGTTGGGTTTACAAGAACAGAACAAGCGTGAATATGAAGATTCGTGTGAGCAATTGTTTCCGCAACTGGTGGATTGCGGCGCTCTGCAACAACCTTGATGCCTGCGTTGCGCAAAATATCATGATCACTCTCGGTTGCGCTCGTGCTGGCATGACTGCCGCTGGCATCTGGATGGCAAGTCACCATGCCATTCGCTACCTGCCTAGGGAATCGACGCTTGATGTGTTCGACGAGATCAAAAGTTGTGCGGCACATGTGCTCTTCAAATATGTGAACCGCCTGCCCAGTCGGCGAGGGACGAACAACGGCGTAGCAGGACATGCTGTTCCCGATGTTGAAGTCGGCGCCAAAAATAATTCTTTCGTGAGGCTCTGGATGGAAAACGCTCGTGCAATGCTTTTGACGATCAAATTCATGAAATACAGTTGCCTGCGCAAGATTAACAAACTCGCCATTCAAATATGCTTCAATTAAGTTTGCTGGGTATGTTGCGCGCAAGTTTTCGATGAAGCCCGGATCAAGATAAGGATTGTCGGCGGTTTTTGCTTTATAGAGCGCTTTCTCGTCTGACGATTCGCGCACAAACATGTTGTAGAGAGCCTTGTGACCCTCGGGCGTAGATGCAAAGCAAAGCTGAGGGCATTTGCCTACACGAACGCGCCCCTGCAGCTTTACAATTGCCGCCTCTGCTGTTTGCGTTGAAACTGTATCAATTTCGTCAACAACCATACTTGCAGCATTAACACCGATAATTCTATTGTAATTTTCAAATGAACGCAAAAGAACAGGAGTATCGCCCTTTGGAAGTTTTAACGTAAATACAGGGAGTGGGCTAGTTCTAAACTCATAGGGTATGCTATAACGATCAAGAACATTTTGCCAAGCAGGAATTGCAACGTCACGTAGCAACGGGATTGTGGGTTCCAGGAATAAGTGCGTGAAGCCCTGACTGCGAAAACAAAGCAACACAGACTTTGTGACTGCCGCAAAACTCTTCCCGCTACCAAAGCCCCCACACAATGCAACCATGCGATGATCAAAATCAGTTACAAAATCTTTTTGATGCGGGAGTAGGTCAGACGATATTCTTATTTCACAGCTCTCGTAATCAAAGCTATTATTGCCGCGCTTTGCGATTGCGCGCATTTTTGACGTGTCGCTAAATAGCCCTAGCGACTGCAGTGCTGCTCGATCTGCGTAGCGACTACTGCGTGCTTTGGCTGGCATGTTTTCCCCTTGATCTATAAAAGATAGCAGAGCTTTACTCTGTTGCTTCTTTTAGCTCTTGCTGCATGTACTGCAAGAGAGCTTGATCGGCGGCAGTGAAAGCAGAAGTGGGCTTGAGCTGCAGCTCTAGGATGCGCAGTTTAAGTTGACGTGCGTAGAGATCATTGATCTTAGCTTGTACTTCAGCCGACTTTGCGTAGCGTGTTTCAACTGTCACGACGGCAGTGACAAGAGTAATCAACAGAGCAGTGGCAGCCGCAGTGACTTCCAAGTGACGATTGCTCATTTCTTTTTGCGTTTATGTTGATAGTTGATTCGTTTGCTGCTCGTCTTTGCACGCTTGAAGCGTTTTTTCTCTTCAGGTGTTAGCTCTTTGCTTGTTTTCGGCGTATCGGCAGAAACTCGCTTTGATGGGCGGCAAGCAGGATAACCACGACGCTTCTCCCCCTCAGAGCGCCCACAAGGCTTACCCGTCTTGATGTCTACCCACTCCTCTTTGAACCAGCGAGAGAGACCCGAGGAGGCGCGACGAGAGCTGCTGGAGCGAGGGCGAGGCATAGCAAGTCAGCTCTTCTCTACACGATAACGCCCACCACGCTTTTTATATTCACGCACTAACCAAGCATTTGCATATGCACTTGGATAAACTTTGAATTTGCGCTTAGCGGCTGCTTTGACGCGAGCGTAGAGAGCTTTGTCAACAGGGACGTTCTTCGACATTCTGCGTCTCGTCAGACACTTCGATTAGAGCATAGCCCTTAATCTTTGTTTCAAGTGCTTGTGATACGTCTTCAAGTTGCTCAAGTGTTGGGTAGAACTCAACACGACAAAACGCAAGCTTGTCAACATCAAAATCAAGCTCAATTCGTTTGACGAATTTCAAGTCGAGCTTGAGTGCGGCAAGAATTGCAGGGGCGATATGCGTAGAGGAGACAAGTTCTTGAGTCAATCTTCGATAAAAACGAATGTGTCGGGAATCATATCAGCATCTGTCAGGCTGTCAAATGGTTTCTGAGCAATCGAATCAGGTACAAAGTACAACATCATGTTGTTTTCTTGAAAAGTAATAATGATATGTTCAATATCATTGATTTTCTGAGTCATGCGTAGCATTAATCGACAATTTTGATTACTTTTTGATAAATATGCGACACGATTAAAGTCTTGAGGACGTAAATACTCGTGTAAAAAAGCGACTAAATCCTGCTTTGAAAGCTTGTCTGTCATGTCA